GCCTACTACGAATACTGTGTTTATAGACATAGAGGCAGACGGCCTGAACCCTACGAAGATACACTGCGTGGTTACCAAGAGATCGAACGAAGCTCACTTGATCCACTTATCTAGAAGGAGTCTGATGGATGAACTGGCAAAAGGTGGACCGATTTGTGGTCATAACCTCATTGGCTATGATGTTCCTGTCCTTAACAGGCTATGGGGTACACGCATTCCACAATACAGAGTTGTGGACACACTCGTACTTTCTCGTTTGTTTCATCCCGATTTGGATGGTGGTCACAGCCTCGCTGCTTGGGGAACTAGACTGGGGTTTCCTAAAGGTGAGCATTCGGATTGGGAAGAACTCTCTGATGAAATGGTGGAGTACTGTAAAAGAGATGTTGATGTAACCGAACGCTTGCACAACGCACTGATGCAACAGATGCGTATGTTTGGATTCACTAAGCATTGTGTTGATCTAGAGCACAGCGTAGCGTGGATATGCAAAGACCAAGAAGACAACGGGTTTGAGTTTGACAAGGATGGTGCAGTTAAACTGTACGAAGAACTGACTACCCGTATGGCTAGGATAGAGAACGACCTACAGCAAGTGTTCCCACCTATCGTGGAGGAAAGATACAGTGACAAGACAGGTAAGAAACTCAAGGACAAAGTTACGGTATTCAATGTCGGTAGTAGACAACAAATTGCAGAGCGGCTTGCTGGCAAGGGCGCTGTGTGGAAGGAACTCACTCCCGCAGGAAAACCGAAAGTCGATGAGGCTACGCTCAAAAAGCAGGCTCACATTCCAGAAGCAAAGATTATTCTCCGTTACCTACTCTGCCAGAAACGCGCATCTCATGTTGACTCGTGGATTAAAGCAGTGGGCGAAGACAACAGAATACATGGCCGCGTCAGGCACATCGGAGCTGTCACCGGACGGATGGCACACTCCTCTCCGAACATGGCTCAGATACCTGCTGTAAGGGCTGAGTATGGTAAGCAGTGTCGTGAGCTGTTCACCGTTCCAGAAGGCCGTGTTCTTGTTGGTGCTGATGCCAGCGGTCTTGAACTACGTATGCTTGCACACTACATGGATGATGAATCCTACACCAACGAGATACTATCAGGTGATATACACACAGCTAACCAGACAGCCGCAGGATTAGAGACACGCGACCAAGCCAAGACGTTTATCTACGCCTTCCTGTACGGTGCAGGTGATGCCAAGATAGGCAGTGTCGTAGGTGGCAGTGCGGCCCATGGTAAGCGTCTCAAGGCAGCGTTCCTAGAGAACACACCTGCGCTGGCAAAGCTGCGGTCAGAGGTTATGGCTGATGCAGAGACAGGGTTCCTAACTGGACTGGATGGCAGACGTATACGGGTACGCTCACAACACGCGGCACTCAACACACTGTTGCAAGGTGCTGGTGCTGTGGTGATGAAGCAGGCTATCGTTATCCTGTATGACCTGCTGGGGCGTGTTGACTTCAAGCTGGTTGCACAGGTACACGACGAGTGGCAAATAGAATGTAGACCAGAGGACGCAGACTTCATCGGAAAGTCTTGTGTCAACGCAATGATATTCGCAGGGGAACTCCTGCAACTGAACTGTCCGTTAGACGGAGAGTATAGAGTTGGTACTAGTTGGTGCGATACACACTAGCACAATTCTATTTTATGTGGTATAATATTATGGTAAGTTTAATCAACGGAGATATTTCGTATGTCTAATGAAGCACCCAACGTAATGGTAAAGTGTGACTTGTTCTGGCCTAACCTGACTCACAAGAATGAGTTAGCAGGTAAGTACACAGTTGACCTTGCCAACCTATCTGACGCTGCTGTCACTGCGTTGGAAGACATGGGTATCAATATCAACAACAAAGGAGATGAGCGTGGATCGTACATCACCTGTAAGTCGAACAACAAGTACCGAGCATTCAACCCTGACGGATCAGAGTTGCTCATCAAGGGACGAACACCACGAGACGACATGGACGACCCAGAAGCGGGAGTCATTGTGGGTAATGGTTCCAAAGCTAAATGTCTCATCGGGTACTACGATTGGGAATACCTCAAGAAGAAAGGTCGTAGTGCCACGCTCAAGCGTCTTGTAATTGATGAGGTTGTAGAGTATGCACCTGAAGTCGAAGAGATGGAAGCTCTGTGATACTGATTGATGGTGATATGCTGGTGTACCGTGTAGGGTTTGCCTGCGATGAAGAGACTGAAGAAGTCGCAACGCAGACCCTAGACAACTACCTGTCCGAGATGGTCATGGATTTGTCTGAACACTACACAACCAGCATTGTGTACCTAACGGGTAAGGGTAACTTCAGGGACGAGGTTGCCACTACCCAACCCTACAAAGGTAATCGTGACAACAAGCGAGTACCAGTACACAAGAATCTGTTACGTGATTACATGGTGTCAGAATGGAACGCACAGGTTGTCAACGGCATGGAAGCTGACGATGCTATTGCTATCAAGGCAACCGAGCTAGACCATAACGCCATCATCTGTTCTCTTGACAAAGACTTCAAACAGATTCCTTGTCAGATGTATGACTACACCAAGAAAATGTTAAATGCATTTAACAAAGACGATGCTATGCGTTGGCTGTACAAGCAGGCATTGATGGGTGATCGTGTTGACAACATACCGGGAATCCATGGAGTCGGTCCCAAGAAAGCAGACAAGATCATTGACCCATGCACAACAGAGTGGGAATGCTACAGCACTTGTCTTGCCCACTACTGGGACAACGATCTGGACGAGGACAGACTGATGGAGAGTCTACAGCTTCTGTATCTGTTACGTTCAGACGACGACAAGTACGAGAAGCCCAGTGAAGTTTGATTCTAAGTTTGAGAAAGCAGCTCATGAGATCATGCAGGGCTGCGAGTATCACCCAGAACAAACAATCTTTTATCTTGTTCCTAAGCACTACGAGCCTGACTTTGTTTATACGTACCGTGGTAAGACATGGTACATAGAAGCAAAAGGTAGGTTCCGTACATCCGAGGAGGCGCGTAAGTATGTCATCATTGCAGAGACACTTGGCCCAAAGGAGGAGTTGGTATTTCTGTTCCAACGACCCAAGACACCAATGCCGGGATCCAGAAGAAGAAAAGACGGTACACGCTACACAATGGAAGAGTGGGCAGAGAAGCATGGATTCCGTTGGTACACTCTTGAAACAATACCTACAGGATGGAGAAGATGAGACACCTAATAATACCTGACACTCAGATAAAACCAGATCATCCTATTGACCACATGGTTTGGGCAGGACGCTACGCTGCTGCTATCAAGCCTGACGTTATCATACATCTGGGGGATCATTGGGATATGCCATCGTTGTCATCGTATGACGTTGGTAAGAAGTCGTTTGAAGGCAGGCGTTACTCTGCTGATGTAGAGGCAGGCAACGAAGCTATGCAGGTGTTCATGGACTGTATCAGAGCAGAGCAGGCACGTATGCGTAGGATGAAGAAGAAGGTATGGAAGCCTCGCCTCATCTTCACACTAGGCAATCATGAGTACCGCATTGAACGTGCCGTGGAGAACGATGCCAAGCTAGAGGGACTGATGAGTTATGAGGATCTTAATCTCAGGGGCTGGGAAGTGTATCCGTATCTTAAGCCGATTATTGTTGACGGTGTTGCTTATTGCCACTTTTTCACTAGTGGGGTCATGGGTAGGCCAGTCACTAATGCAAAGCTACTGCTCCAGAAAAAACATATGTCATGTGTCATGGGACACGTTCAAGACAGAGATATCGCATTCGACAGAAACGCAGCAGGAAAAAGAATGACTTCTCTGTTTGCTGGTATTTACTATCAGCATGATGAAGAGTATCTTAACCCACAGACTAACGGATCATGGTCTGGGCTTTGGGTCCTGAACGAAGTAGACAACGGCACATTTGATGAGATGCCTGTATCTATGACATACCTGCGGGGGAAGTACGGTGCTAACTCTTGACGAAATACTGGAACGGATAGCGTCACGCTATGATGAAGTAACTATCATGGAGGCGTTAGAGATTACGTCTGAAGAGTTAGTTGAACGGTTCGCTGACAAGGTGAACACAAACAGTTGGAAGTTTGATTTGGAAGAGGAACACTATGAGTAACGAGTGGACTACTTATACAGACGACAGCATTAACGATGCATCCCCTGAACAGTGGGACAAGGCAAGCAAGACGGTGTATGGTAAGTTAGCACATCCAAGCGATGCAGCTATGAAGCGTCAAGTAGGTGGTAATCATTACAAGAAGTTTAAGATTCAACCTTTGCAGTACGCTCTGGACAACGGGCTAGGTGTCTGTGAACACGCAGTTATCAAGTACGTTACCAGATGGAGAGACAAAGGTGGAGTAGAAGACCTGCGTAAAGCTATACACTACATTGAGGTGCTTATACAGCGAGAGATTTAATGAAGATAGTTGAAGGTAAGTTTGGAAAGAAAGAAGATTCAGATATCAAAACATCTGAGTTCCTAGCAGCGTTGGCTATACGCAGCAAGGAGCATGAGGAAGAAGGACGACCAGTTAAATGTGTTGTTGTTATGTATGAAGACGGAGAAGTATTTGAAGTCACAGCTACCGAACAATATCCTGATGGTGTATACTTACTCCTTGGCCTAGCAAAAGCAGCAATAGAAAACGAAACATTAGGAATCACTTAGTGAATGGACAGTCCCTGTATAAAGCAGTGCAAGCTAGTCAACGACAAATGTACAGGGTGTCACCGAACAGTAGAAGAAATAGTTAACTGGACAAGATACACAGACCAACAAAGGAGAACCATCATTGGACGCTTATCAACAATACATACACAAAAGCAGATACGCACGATACCTACCAGACGAAAGCCGTAGGGAAACGTGGGAAGAAACAGTAAACCGTTACGTTAACTACTGGGTAGACAAAGCAGACCTCAATGACTTTGATGTAGCAGAGTTGTTCAAGTCTATCCATGATCTAGATGTAATGCCTTCTATGCGAGCACTGATGACCGCAGGTGAGGCGCTGGATCGTGACAACGTAGCAGGTTTTAACTGTAGTTATCTTCCGATAGATCATCCCAAAGCATTTGATGAGATGATGTACGTGCTGATGTGTGGTACAGGCGTAGGGTTTAGCGTTGAACGGCAGTACATTGCAAAGCTGCCAGAAGTAGCGGAGACATTCCATGAAACCGACACAGTTATTAATGTTGCAGATTCGAAGATCGGATGGGCGAAATCGTTTAGGGAGTTGGTATCATTGTTGTACTCAGGTCAGATTCCCCGATGGGACGTTAGCCGAGTACGACCTGCAGGTGCCACACTCAAGACTTTCGGAGGCCGTGCAAGTGGTCCTGAACCTCTCGTCGATCTCTTCAAGTTCACAGTTGAACTCTTTCAAGGAGCTTCTGGACGACGCCTTACGTCCATTGAATGCCACGATCTTTGCTGCAAGATTGCTCAAATCGTCGTCGTTGGAGGAGTCAGACGAAGCGCCCTGATCTCACTCAGCAACCTGACAGATGACAGACTACGCCGCTGTAAGCATGGGCAGTGGTATGTAGATGAACCACAACGAGGGCTGGCTAACAACTCAGCCTGTTACACAGAGAAGCCTGACTTTGAGGCATTCCTGAATGAATGGACAAGTTTGTATGAATCGAAATCCGGAGAACGAGGCGTCTTTTCTAGAGTGGCTAGTCAAAAACAGGCTGCAAGAAATGAGCGACGAGATGCTACCTACGATTTTGGAACTAATCCATGTAGTGAAATCATCCTCCGACCCTATCAATTCTGCAATCTATCAGAGGTTGTTGTCAGGCCGACCGATACACTCGCAAGCCTCAAACGAAAAGTACGTGTTGCAGCTATCCTTGGAACTCTACAAGCTACGCTGACTGACTTCCGCTACTTACGTAACGTATGGAAAACAAACACAGAGGAAGAGGCACTGTTGGGTGTAAGTCTTACAGGTATCATGGACCATCCTATCCTGTCAGGACGAGAAGACAAACCCAAACTAAAGAAGTGGCTTACGGAGATGCGTAATGAAGCTATCGTTACCAACGAGCAATGGGCTAAGAGACTGGGGATTAAACCTTCTGTCGCTATTACTGCGGTTAAGCCTAGCGGTACTGTTAGTCAGCTGGTCGATAGCGCTAGTGGTATCCATCCTCGTTATAGCGCACAGTACATTCGACGAGTACGCGCAGATGCTCGTGATCCATTATGCACCGTGCTAGAGGCTGCTGGTGTCCCTGTGGAGGACGATCTAATGTCACCCAGTACTAAGGTATTCTCCTTTCCTATCGCGTCTCCTGAAGGCGCTGTGACAGCCTCAGAGATGGGTGCTATGGAGCAGCTAGAACTATGGGAGATATATCAGGACTACTGGTGTGAGCACAAGCCATCCATGACCTGCTACTATCGGGATGAGGAGTTTCTAGAGGTGGGACAGTGGTTGTACAACAAGTTTGATAAGGTGTCAGGAATATCCTTCCTTCCTTACTCAGATCATACTTATCAACAAGCCCCGTATGAACCTGTAGATAAGAAAACGTACAACCAGTTGGTCAAGGACTTTCCCAAGGAAATATCGTGGGATATAGAAGAGGCCAGCGATATGACTGAAGGGTCACAGCAACTGGCCTGCACAGGTAACAACTGCGAGTTATGACATGAAGAATATAGAGTAACCGTTGCTTTTGCCTACGTCCTCTGGCTTGTCTTTCGGGTCATGGGGCGTAGGTATTCCTTCCGCTTGCATCTTCTTGATGCGCTCTTTAGAACGCTGACACATACTGTGATAGTCGATAGACGTATAAGAAACTGTGTGTTTGTCATCACTCATAATCAATCCTCTAGAATAACACCAAGAGACTTACCCACTATTGGGAGAGCCTTAATTGTATCGTCCGGTAACGGATCAGGAACTTCACCTGCCGCTAACGCTCTTGCCACATCAGCAGTATCTTCTAGCACATTAGCAGGAAGAGTAGCGCCTACTGGTGGTAGTATGTTGTTCATAAACGCTGTTGCAGGATCGCTCATGAACTTGTCATAGCCATAGTCATTAGCGCCCATTGCACCAAACGTAAGAACAGAACCTACCTGATACAATGCACCAATAGCAGCCTGCTCTGGATCTGGTGCCTCTCCTTTAACTACCTGCCGCGCCTCATTAACAAGACCATAACCACCACCAGACAGAACCATATACCTTGCAGCGTTTTGCAAGGCTTCTTTCTTGTTACCGGCCTGCCATTCTTTAATAATCCTACGTTCCATTAAGTCAAACTGCTTGATTGCAAAGCCCTTGAGCATATAGAACAGACGAGCATTAGGATTAGCAAGACCAAACGCAGTCTGTGCAGCAGCATTAATAGGCTGTAGCCTGAACAGATCAAACATAACAAGATCACGTACCAACTCACTGTTAGTGTTACCAGCAGCTATGTCTCGCTTCAGTTGGTCAATCTCTGGCTTGCTGAAACTGTACTGCCACTTAGTATCAAATGATCCGTTGTTGATATCCTGCCTTGCTTTACGAAACGAAGCACCCATGATCCTACTCTTACCAAACTGATCTAGCTTGGAGAAGCCTGACCAATTCATAGACCACTCAAGTAATGACTCACTCGCCTGAGAAAGATTCTCTAAAAATTTATTACCACTTATCTTCTCACCTAATAGCTTTTGCTCCGTTCCTTTTCGCGCTTTACGGACAAACTCACCAAAGACCTGCCGTGCTAGGCCCATATCAGAAGGACTAAAGTTAATACCATTACGTCCAAACAAAGCACCAAGCACATTTCCCAGCCCCAACTCAAACGATGCGTTGAACAGGTCATGCACGTTCATTAAAGCGCCGTAAGGATTAGCAATAGTACCTACGTAACCAAGACTACGGATCATCTCTAGTTCGTGAGACATACCCTTGTTAGCGTTGATACCAAGGTCATCAATGATCTGCTTGGCATTAGCAATCTGAGTATCCGACAGGCCTTCCCGCTTCAGAGCTTCTTCAATGATCCTGTCATCAAACAGCTTGAACGTGCCTGCTTCTTTTGCTGCTGTCTCTTCCAGAGTCTTTTTACCTTGAGCAACAAGAGGCTTACCTGCGGTACGTAAACCTAACTGTTTACCTAGCTCCATTCTCGTGAGAGTTTGACGTTGCCATCTCCAGTGAGAATCAAATATGTTCTCGTACTCCTTTTGTTTATCAGCAGGACGTTCTGCATTCTTTTTACGCCATTCTGCCATTGAAGGACGTTGGATATCTTTAGAAGCGGCATCCTCTGCCTGTGCCTGCCCTTTCTGTCTGAAGGATCTAAGACTTGAATCTTTAGCAGTTGACGTTACGTTAGAGTGCATCCACAAACGAGACAGATCTCCTGCCGTAACCTCTCTACGATACCGACTAGAAAACTCTAGGTTGTCATCAAAGAATTGATTGAGCCTACCTTCAGCATCCTTGCCTATCTTGTTCTTAGCAATGTTGATAGCTACTTGTAGTTGCTTCTCTCTAAACTCTTGACTCAAACGATTATTCATTACGTCAAGCAACGCATCGTTAAACTTCACATTAGCCTGTGCGAGTTCGCGAAACGGCTCCATACCCTTCCACATCTTATCCAGCGCAGTCTGACCACGAACAACACGGTTCATGCCACGAATAATACGTTGAGAAAAAGACTTACCTACTGTCTCTTCAGCAAGTGTAGCCAGAGGCGATGCCAAGCGTCTTAGTTTAACAATAGTGCTCTGAGCTTCAGGGATAGTTATGTTCTTGTCTGCTGCTAACCTACCTGTAGTCATGTCAAGTAAATCTTGACGCAACAAAGCCAACTCGTCTAGATTCTCAAAAGGCTCGTTAATAGCCTCTCGCAGTTCTGTAATCTGCTTATTAGAACGATAGACTTTGTTCAGCTGTTTCATGTTGACGCCCATCTCAATAGCAGCGTCACGCATACGAGTAAGCATACTACCTAAGTCACTAGGTAAAGCACCTTGTCTGCCTATTACGTCACCTAAGTACTCTACCTCCCGCATAAGAAGCTGAGTAGCTAACTCATCGTCAGTAATATTGGCATCAGGACGTTCTACTTTTGCCTGCTGGATTAGTTGTTCTTGTAGGTCGGCCTTCTGAGCATTGAGTTCATCAACAGAATCTACTTGTCGTCCAAGATTAGGATCAAAAATACTATCAAAGATGCGTCCAACAATAGCGCCACCAGCACCGTAGTACAGACCTTTTTCTAGCCTGTCTTCTACGTCTTCACCTACGCCAATACCATAGGCACCGGCTTCTGCACCACCAGCAGCAGCAGCAGATGTAACACCAAGAGAACGTAAAGAGCCGACAATACTTATACTAGTCGGTATAGCACCTGCAACCTCACCATACAAAGCTGTTCTTGGACTAGTCTTAGCAAACTCTTCCATTTCAGCACGTATTTCTTCTACGTCACGACCAGTAGCAAGAGCCTCTATCTCTTCACCAAAGCCCAGAGTAACGCCTTGAGCAATAGCTCGTGCAGTACCACGCACATCCCTAGCCTGTCTTTCTTCTCTACCAGAAAAGTATTTCTCAACAGGATCTTCAGGTACTTCAAGTTTACCGAGCTCTACTTTAGCCACCTGACCCCTGTTAATTGTGCTTGACAGATACTTATCAACAGGATCCACCTCCTCAGAAACAGCAACCTCTGGCATCAATTGGGGTACGCTATTCCTGTTAAGATATTTTTCTACAGGGTCTATAATTGATTCAGACATTCAATTAAATCTCTTATGGAATAGGTCTAAAAGTAGAAGGATCGTATATGTTCTTAGAAGCAGACCGCTGTGCCTGCATTTCGTTCAAACGCCGTATAGCATCTTTTCTAGACAAATCTTCATTTTCCATTAAGTAAGTAATAGCAGCTTCTCTGTCTGCCGCTTCTTGTTGACGTTCTTCTACGTTTTGTTGGCGACCTTCTTCAAGACGAAGATCATATTTCTCACCCAACAAATCAAGAGCAGTTTTGATAGCTACGTTTTTATCTACGTCTGGGTTCTTTTCAATTTCCTGTGCAATAAACGAACGGAAGTCTTCATTAAGATCATCATCGTCTTTAACTCGTCTAACAAGCTCAACTGCATCTTCACCGTATACCCACTCAGAAATACCACCTTCCTCAAGCAGTGCATCAACCATCCTATCTGCTCTAGCTTCAAGACGATTAGTACTTCTGTCTATCTCCAACTGCCTACCGTACTCTGCAGTAACAGCATCGCGTATAGTATCAGCAGCTCTAGCAGTAGCACCGGGACTGACCGTTTGATTAGGATCTTTTGCTTTTGCTAAAACATCTAAAGCTTCAGCAACAGCGGGACTTTCCCTAAGCTCTTTGTTCTTATCAAGTATTTCTTTGTACTTAGGTGAAAGAGTACCTTTTTCTTTTAAGTCAACGTGTTCGTCACGAATTTGTCTTAGGTCTGTAGCTACTTTTAACAAAGACGATCTTTCTGCTTCAGTAACTCCACGCTGTGGGTCATCCTCTACAGAAGGTAAACGATCAATGTAGGCTGGAATATCAACAGATGACCTAGCAATAGCACCAGCTAAGTTATCAACACGTTTTGCTGATTGATCTTCCATTATCTCCATAACTTTTTCTTTTCGCGCAGAGCCAAGACCTACAAAATCAGTAGGATCAGGCTGCATAGAAGAAACAGCTAGGTCGCTAATTTGTTGTTGCAATGCATCAATTCTTACAGGGTCTACTGCTTTATCTAGCTCTCCCATTAAAACAGAAATGTCTTGTATGCCTTTTGTTTTGATGCTATTCTCCAAAGCATCAGCAGCAGCAGTGTACTTTCTACGTTTTTCTGTACTAGTAGCTTGAACGGCCATTTGCCTAAGCTGCTGAACACGAGCACTAATTTGAGAAGGATCGCCAGTAGTTATAAGTTGCTGTAGTTTTTCCTGTTCTTCTTTTTCTTGTTTCTGCATACGCATGATGCCGGGAGTCTGACCAACGCTACGAGCAGCCTCAAACAGTCCTTGTTGATACGTAGGCTGCAGGAGTCCCTGTAAAAAT